ATTGAGTGCCAGCCGTTAAAGCTGTTCCTGTAGTGCCTTCACCATAAAATAACATTCCCGCATCGGTAGAATCAAACTCATGTGCGTTCCATCCGGCAGCGTGTTCTAACCCTGCTACACCACCTAGTTGAGTTATCTCTGCTCTCTTATCAAAGTCATCGGGGTCATGTACCCAGATAACACAACCAAGCCCCATAGATTCAGCGTTGGTTTGATACCATGACCACTTAGCCGTTTCTAATTGGGTTACGGGAAGCTCATTAACTGGGATATAACAAGAAGCCCAATCATCACCAGACTGTGCGCCTCCATAAAGATTGGCTAACCAACCTCCGCCTTTCTGATTAAGCGGTGAGGTATCTGATTTAGACCATCCTCCATAACTCGCCGTTCCCCCATAATGAATAGACGGCTTACCAAATAGCCACCCTGCTTCCCTAGCACCTTTGGCTACCGATAACCCGTCAACAAATCTTGAATTAATCTTTGCCATGTTACACCTTCCTTATAGATGTTATTTTGTGGTGCTGGGTGTGTATTTCACCTGGGCGTGGATGGTAAGAGATGTACTACCTCAATACCTAGCCCGTTCCCTCATCGGTTTATGAGATTGCACCGCTTCTCATTTTCAGCACCACTTAGGAGAATGACTAGCCTTGCTTAAGGGCTAGGCTTATCTTATGCGTATAGTTTTGTAGCCGTGATAGTACAACAACCGACATATTCGGTTAGAGCATTGGTAAAGTCAAGTCCTAAACTATCACCTTGAGCTAGCGTTAAGTTCGCAGGAGTTGCATGGAGTGCTGGGCTAGCTACTGTATTAGCAGTTACACCCGTTTTAAGATTAAGGGGAGCAGCTAACAAATCAACACCAGACCCTATCGCTGTCCCTGATGGGACTTTCTCTATCATACAGGTAGAAGTTGCGCTGGTGTTTTCAATCACACTTTGCATAAATGTTATAGACGTGACTGTGCAACCGAACTCAAATGGGCAAGTCCAGATAAACCTATCAGTGTCATAGGTTGTATCAATGATACCAGATTGAATTGTCACTTCCTGAGCAGCCGTGCTAACTGTATCGGATGTAAGGGTTGGAATATTTACCCCTGTAGTAGCAATAGTCATTAGCTCGGTAGCATCTGACTTTTTCTGGAATTGTAATGACCCCCCAGTCCAATTTGCTTTTACATTAGTTACTGGCATTTTATTGCCTCCATTGTTTATTCTATACCTTTCGGTTTAACCCACAAGGGAGGGTATAGTTTACCCTATTTATTGCGTGGTCTTACATAGCCGCATTGACACCTAACATCTAACATCTTACGACCACACCATTTACAGATGTCATTTCTAACCATCATGTCAACTGGGGGTGAAGTAAAGGATTTAATCTCTACTTCTGGTGAGGGGGCGGCTTTCACCGCCCGCCTCTTTCTCTTATCTCGTTTTTGAATTGTCACGTTACTCCTAAGTAAGTGCGTCAGCGTTAGTCTCTTTGGGATACTTCGGCCAGCAGAGAGCTATGAGCGTTCCTGTAATATCACCACTACCGCCATCGGTAAAGGTCAGCCCGACATAAGGCTTGCTCTCTGTGGTCATGTCGCTGGAATCAACATCAACTATCAGCGTTAGAGTAGACATAGCAGTTGTGATTGCCAAACCTGTAGATGCAAGAGCGGTGGTATCTCCCATAGTATCAGTACCAGCGGCAGCAGTCAGACGATACCTAGCCGCGATAGCGGTTGAACTAGAACCAGCCGTAGCCGCCGACTGAGTTACCGTCAATGTAAAGTCATCGTGTGCAACAGCCGTCATGTGATAGATAAACTCTACCTTCTCATACAGCTTCATGTTGATATGAGGTTCAACTGTAGTTGAAGTGATTTGAGCTTCAGTCGCAAGGGGCACGATATGTATATCCTGTGCAACATTCATTTTACCCATTTAATTTATTCCTCCAAATTTATTAGTTATGGGCGGGATTTTCACCCGCCCGATTATTTAATTTAGGTGCGTGTTCCAGAAAGTACAACGAACGGGGACTGATAGGAAGTGCTACCCTTATAGGGGGTCAGGTAGGTGTCCCACATCGGTTGACCATCGCAGCGATAGACAAACCTGAAAGCCGTCTGGTCAGTCTGGAAATTGACATGAATTGAAGAAGCGGACTGCATATTACCCTTACTAATCATTACGTACTGTGAAAGGTCAGCCAGAATTATATCGCCAGCCGTACCGAGTGAAGCGCACTGTTCGCAAGGGATAACCGGTCTTCCGAACAAAGTCCCATAAGGCAGACCAGAAAGACCGCCTGCGGGCATATAGACAGGAACGCCACCAGTACCTGCTGCCAGTGACATGGTATAAAGCTGAGGTTCAATGTTCTGGTTAATCAGCCAGACGTAGTTAGACGAATTCGGGCCGAACCTTGAAGCCCACATCTTGATGATATTCTCGGTAACGATAGTTGATGCACCCTGACCGGTCTCAGCGGTTACAGTATGCAGACAAGGGGCGTTAAGAATACCAAGTGGCTTGCCAGCACCATCGCCATTGATGATAGCATCTGCCAGTTTGAAGTCGAATTCTTTTGCAAACGCCTGCATAATCCACGACTCAAGAGCAGGGGCATCTTCCAATAGTTCATCCGTACAAGTCGTATATCCGACAAGTTTCTTTAGCTCAAGGGCAACCTGCTTAAAGGTCGGAGCAGAAGCGGTTTTAGAACCGGCTTCATTCATCCAGTAAGCCCGAATACCACCGAAGCGAGAACCATCCGCCCGTGAGGCATCGGACACCGCAGGAATCTTGATTGAATTAGAGTTAGCACTAATCGGCATTTTGAAAACCCTGCTCAGTAAATCGCTAGATGCAAAAGTCTTTTCAAGTAGCATCGATGCGAAATCTGTCTGGACAAGGAATCCGCCGTCAGCGGGGATACCTTCACTCAATCCCGTAGGGGCTTTGAGTCTAGCATCCATAACCCGTCCACTTGTTAATGTTGCGGTTTTAACAGCCATAAGCTGTTCGCCAAGACTAGAGAAGGGCTGGTCAGCCTCGTCTTTTACGACCTTTATTTCAGGGTCTCCGGCGGGTACTTTGCGGGTAATGTCCTTTGCTTTGTATTCCTCCAATTTACCCTCCAATTCCTTAACCTTATCAGTCAATGGTTTTATTGTCTGTTCAAGTTCCTCTTTGAATTCCATTTATTTAGCCTCCATTTGTTCTTTAATTATTTCATCTAGTAATTTAAGTGATTCTTTTGTAGTATCCTCTTTAGGTTCTATATCTGTAACGGCTATGTCGTCAGCCGGTAAACGCTTTATTAAATCCTTAAAGGATTCTTTAGCTTCTTCTGAAAGCCCCTCTTTATCTATAAGAGATTTAAGATAGTCTATTTCGTCTATGATTTGTTCTTGAGAAGTCTTTTCAATTTTTGGTTCTTCTTTAGTTTCAGGTAGTTCTTTCTCAACTTCATCAAGTAACCCTTTTATCACAGGGTCAGTATTAGTAGACCTTAAACTTTGTATTGCGTCTCGATTGCTAGGGACTACCACATGAGATATTTCTAATAGTTCCTGTTCTATATATGTCCGTCTAGGTTCTTTCCCACCATCACCATCTTCCCATTTAATAGGCATGAAACCTACAGAGTAAGCAGCTACGCCTTTAGAAGCCAGCTTAAAAGCCCAATCCGCTTCTTCATTACCTTCATTAATGTAATATTTAGGCTTGGCGAACAGCCCATCCGCATTGACTTTAATCTGTGTAAATTCACCGATTTGTTTTCTTAGGTCACGATAATCATGTGAGGAAAGTAAAACAGGGCGTTTCTTAAAAGAGGGAAGTGACTTTTTCCATCCCATAGGGTCTATAGATTCCCCATCCCTATCAATAGAAGCAGTAGACATAGGGATTAGCATATCAACTTCACCAGTTTCTTCATTGACTGCTTTAACATCTACTCTGAATGTTTTATAAATAATATTAGGCATTGTTACCTCCAAGAGGGTTATTCTATTGACTTTTTATTTTAGATGTGTTATTATTAATGTATGACAAAGATTCAAGATTCAGATATAATTAATATGTGGTATAAACTAGAAGAACCTTCGGGCGGATTTTTAGTTCCTGAAAAGTTCACCAGACAACTATTAAGACGTGCTAACCAAACTCAAGAATATATTGATTTAATTTACAAACGTTATGATAGGCGTTATAAATGGAGACTTAGATTCCAAAAACTACATGACATATTGCAACAGTTGCACTAAGGAGATAATAATGTCTAAACTATGGAGACCTGATAATTGGGTTAATCCTTATCCTGATACCAATTGGGATGAAGGGCTTCAACATGAGGGGTTTGAAGAAGGTGCTGATGCTATGTTGGAATCTCTAAGTAAAGCCCCATGTGATGGTACTCAGATAATAAGTGGCGGAGTATGGGAAGGTAAAAACCAGTTTCCTTATAGATTACTCTTTATCCCTATTTTTGATTAAAGCGTAGTTAGCAGCCATCCGCCTCTCACCTTTCGGTAACAGCTAGCTATACTGCTCACCTCACGATGCCGAATCGTTTCCTTATCGGTAACTATCTATTCTATTGAAACTTACTTAGCCTCACTAAGTACCTACCAATATATCAACATTGCCTTCATATTCAATACCGCCAAGTTTGCCACCACCTGATTTGATTGTATCAATTATTTCAGATTTCTTTAACTCAACGGCGGGATACAGCCAGGGATATGGAGGCATTTTCACAGTTCCTAGTTCAAGGTAAAGTCCATGTCTGGTATTAGTCCCGATGGTGGTAACTATTTCATTCCCTGATTTTTCAGTGTAATGTTTTATGGAATTAATAAGTTCTCTTGTTGTGCCTATTTGAGGATGTTTAGGTGGTGTTTGGTTTACGTTTATTTTAGCTTGGTCTTCTACTATTTGCCCCACACGTTGCATAGCCTTTTCTAAGTTGCCTATTATCTCGGCTTCTCGTTCTTTCCGATAGCTCTTAATTGTAACTGTCATTTATACCCCAGTTAAAAAGACACATTTGCAATTAGGATGCAAAGGAATCATCCCATGAGCATCATTACTATCAAATACCTGTGCGTCAAAAGCTAGACATTCATCACAAGCCCCAGGTGAAGCCATCCACTCAACCATTTTAATTCCTTCTAACTCATAGCGATGTAAAGTAGCTTCATTCCAAGCCGCTACGGTTTCAGTGCGCCCAATCATTTTAGCTTTCCATTGCTCATTAGCGGAAAACCATTTCTTGATTTCCTTAGAAGCCTCTACAGTAGTCATGCCAGATTCTAAGTTCTTAATTAAATCATTTAACGCCTCTAGTGTAGTCTTATTGATAGACTTGGCTAGAGTTAAAGAACGGAGTTTAATCCATTCTAAGGCGTAACTGTCCAACTGCTTTACTGCCATAATTATTTATTCTCTACATAATAGCTTGTGCTAGAAGTTGTGTATGTTACGGTTGGGAACCACGGATAAGGCGTAGGATACCACGGATAATAAGGGATATAAGGTTCGTAATAACTTCTGCGTGGACTATGAATACAAGAATTGCATTTTACATCTTTATCAATACAGATATTTCGGTAAGGACATTCATAAGTAAAAGTTACTGTTGCATTTGAATCAGCCATTTTCATTCTCCTAAAATAAATCCTTAAAAATCCCCTTCAGAGTATTGACAAATTAGAATAAGTAGTTTATAATATTAGTATAAAGATTAGATAAGGAGATTCAAATGAATAGATACGCAATGTGTGTAAGGAAATATGAAGGTGATAAATTCCCTCCCGCTGAGTTTATCTTTCAAGCCAACAACCAAGAAGAAGCAGAAACCCTAGCCATGAAGTGGGCGATGAGACGAGGCTTAAACTATAGACTAGATATTATTGTAAGACTAGCACACACTAATGAGCTTGGTATGAATATCCATAACGAGTATGTTTACTAGGGAGTAATATAATGATTCACAAAAAGCAACTAGAAATTTTAATGTCTGATAAAAGAATCAAGTTATACGATGGTATTCGTGATAGTCACGGCGTTAATCGTTTAATGACTGTTGACGAATTAGAGGCATTAAAAAAATCATTTACACCTAACGAATTTAAGGCATTATATCTTAACGAGTATGAGCCTAAACAGCCCCATCAAAAGCATCCTCGTAAACCAAACTAATTGCAGCCTCAAATCTTTTGGCTGTATCTTCATCATTCAATACTGGTAATTCACCATGTTTTGAATACCAATCGCTCATATACTCACTTTGCTTCTCAAAAACGTCATTGAATACTTTCTTAAAGACTTCCTCTTGTCTCTCTGTTTTCTTGGCATAGGCTTCCCAGTGGAGACGTTTCTGGTCAGCATCTAACCCCTTACTTTTAGGTGTTTCATTACTTGTAATATTTATCTTGCCGCTAACAGGTGTAGGTATAAGATTAAGAGGCACTAATAAAACATCACCATTAGGGATAGGGTCTAAGCCTTGAGTTTTACGGGCTTCATTGACTGTTAAATAACCTGCTCTCATACCCGATTCGGCTTGAGCTACTTTCTGCTCTGCCGTCTCCGGCACGACTTCCTTAAAGCCTATTTCAAGATTCTCTGAACGCCTGAATTTAGGTATTAGCTGTTCTTGTATCTTGGCTTTCTTCCAATCTAATCTAGGCTTGACAATCCAACGAGCAAATGTGTAATCGCCAGCCTCACTATTCCCTTGAATTGATACAAAACCATTACGCCTTGTTATTAGTAAGTGACTAGGAACTTCAAAACAACTTACCTTGCCATTGTATTGCTCAATAGTTATGCCACCATTAGACTTCTGGACTTCAACCTCTTGGCGTTCCGAGAAATGGACATAATACATTAACTGTTTGTTAGGTCGCTTGTCTTGATGTGGCTTGCAACTAACACGATAGCCAAGTTTTAAGGCAATCTCCATAACATCATCGGCTAATTGCTTTGAGGTTGTAGCATAATAACCACTTGTGCGATTGCCTCGTTTATCCCAAGAACCATCACCAAGCATTAAAGCATCAAATAGAATTAAGAGTAAGCTAGAATCAAGTGCCTTAATCTCTTGTGGTATTCGCTTATCTTGACAATAAGCCCCGATAGTATTTAGCAGATATTGATGTATCTCTTTACCATAAACATTCCAGCGATAATAACCATCAAAGTTTTCTGTATATTCAAAGGGTAAACAGTCAAGGCAAAAGCGAATTTTATCAGCCTTATCTTTATCCTTTTGAGCTAGGGTAAACATATAATGATGACCATTACGAGCCTTAACAGATAAGCCGCCCTCGGAGATAAAATACCCTAAAAATTCAAGCCATGTCTTTATGTCTATTTGCTCAAAGGGAATATCTAGATAGACACCACCTTGCCAATTACAACTAGCCTTAAACTTCAGCCGTTTACAAGTAATATCTTTAGCTTGGCTTTTCTTATATTCACCTTCAGGATAGCGATAGTAGATATTATGGTTAGGCGTTACCATTAAATCAGTAACACCAGCAGTATAATGATACATCTCGCCATTATAGTCATATTGATAGCGATTTAATGGCGTTTCAAACTTCAGATAGCCGTTATCATAAGAGGCAATTTTATCATCATCGGTTACTTGCTCATAGGACTTCCAGCCGTTATCAGTTAAGTATTCAGTCTGTGAATCATAGCAATTAGCCTTATTTACATTTTCGCTAATGCCCATTACTGATTGAGGCATCCCGAATACACCCAGAATGACATCCCTGTTCTTTTGTTTGAGGTTAGGGAAGTCCATATCCTTAATTGTGTTTTGGATTTGGAGATACTTGCCGCCACCTTCTAAAAGG